GAACGGCGCGGATGACAACTACCCTTACAAATTAATTAATGAAGTGTCGCCAGCCACGGGTAATCCGTACCCCGCTGGCCCAGTGAGCTACCTTGAGCCTCCGCAAATGCCAGCCGCACAGGCAGGGCTAATGCAGTACACGCGTCAAGCTGTTGATGATGTGACTGGCTCTACTATGAACACTGACCAGATGCTCAACTCTCAAGTAACAGAAGGGCAGATAGCGGCGGTTCAGAATAGCGCAAATATGGAAACGTTCTTGTATCAGAACAACCAAGCGCTAGCTATGAAGCAGGCTGGGCGTGTGTTTGCGTCTATGGCTGCGGAGATAATGGATGTACCCCAAGAAGCTACTATCACTACAGAGGATGGTACTGAAAAGAAAGTGCAGGTCATGGAAACGATTTATGACTATGAGACCGGCGAAGAGGTCGTACTAAATGATCTAAGCAAAGGCTCATTCGAAGTCTACTCCGACACTGGTCCTAACTACACGTCACAGAGAGATCAGGCAAAAGCTGAAATGGCAGAGTTGTTTAAGAATACACAGGGGACTCCAGAGGGGCAGATGGCATTATTAACGTATCTGTCATTGCAAGATGGCCCCGGCTATGAAGATATGCGCCGCTGGGCACGAACACAGCTTATTCAGCAAGGCATCAAAGAGCCGGAAACTGACGAAGAGAAGCAGATGATGGCGCAGGCATCACAGCAGGAACAGCAGCCAGACGCTAACATGGTGTTTGCTATGGCAGAGCAGCAGAAGGCAGAGAATGAAGCTAGGTCAGATCAAGCAGATGCGGCCAACAATCAAGCCAAGATTCAGGTGGATGCGTTCAATGCTGAGACTAAGCGAATTGATGTAATGGCCAGCAACAACCTAAAACAGGTTGAGGCAGCTAAGAAGGCCAGTGAGATCAAGGGGAATGAGCTAGACAACGTACAGAAGCTAGCTCAGGCGTTTATGCCGCAGGGTCAGCAGATTCAATAATTGAATGCTCTATATGGGTGATGTGTGTTGATTCAAACTTATGAAGTCTGCCATCACATATTAGCCACATAGGGTGCGAGATAGCGGGCAAGTAGGTCTTTATTAATGGATAAGGCGGGATCCTCTTCATTCCAGAGCTCGCCGAATATTCAAAAGAGACCATAGACATAGAGGCTTTAATTTCATCTGGGTGATATTGATCAAAACACTCACCCGTCGCAGGGAGGTAAAGTACTGTAATTATCATATCTCTATCCCCGTTCCAACTTCGGCCAGTACAGGTTTACTGGTGTGTTCGAACAACATTCCGTCATAGTGGACGTTGCGAAGTAATTTTCGTGGCAAGTGGTTGTCTCGCATCCAATCAAACACTTCTTTAGCTAGATTGCTACTGGAGCTAATATCTATTATTTGATCGCCGCCAGTCCAAGTAGACCATTCATACCCGGATGGGCTGGGTACGGTCTCATGCATTAGTAGCGTTGCTTTCATAGGCTTCTTTTCCTCTTTAATTGATTGCTCGCGGTGTATTTCATCTAGCCGATCCGCTTCCGCCTGCATGATCTTATCTGACGCCGCCTCATTGAAATCAATCTGCCCGCCGCTAGTATGGTCTAGCAACACTCTGCATAGCGTCCGAATAACCATACTTTGGAAGGAGTTTTCTTTAGCTTCGGCCCCTTTGCTTAATATCTCTCTATCGCATTCATTCATATCAACCTCCTATCGATTAAGCCTAAACCATACACCCTAGCCATTTTCTATCAATATCACATACTGCAACGTAAGTTTGCTATCGTTGCGTTTTATGCAATAATAGGCTAAGACTATCGAGTGCGGCGTTATCCGCATATACCGAGTTAGGCGGTTTACCTAATATGCTAGTAAGAGGCTTATCTTATGTCAGAGTTGGAAGCGTTACGTACTTTAGTGGATACACCGGAAGAAGTTGCACCGGAAGAACCAATTGAACCTACGTTAGAGGTTGTCGAGACCGAGGAAGTGGCTATAGAGCCAGCCGAAGACGACATTGCCGAAGAAGTAGATGAGATTGATCTAAAGCTAGGGGATGAGAGCGATCAATCACCGAAGTACACAGCGGAAGAGTCATTAGTTTTTAAGCTAACAAAGCAAAAGAAGAAGCTGAAAGCAGCGGACTCTAGGCTAGAAGAGCTTGAGAGAGAGAATGAGGCGCTAAAGGCAGCTAGATATCAGCCAGTAGAGCCGCAGCCAGTGCAGGCACCAGCAGCAATACCATTTCCAGATTTATACGAGGCTGGAATAGATGGTGACAAGGCCAAGTACAGTCAGAAAGTTCACGAATACATACAGGCCGTCAACCAGCAGAGCACGCAAGCACAGGCACATAATCAATCTGTAATTAATGGCAATAAGAAGTCAGAAGAGCGCGCACATCGATTAGCTGGTCGAGCTTCGGAGTTCATTAAAACGAACAAGATCAAGCAAGACTCAGCAACAAGCACTATTCAAGCAGGGATTCAAGGCTTGGATGAAGTGCTCAATACAGACGGTGCAGCGTTAGAGCTTCTTGACAATATTGGCGCTGGCAGTGAAAAGCTCGCTTATTATCTAGGTCGTAACAAAGACGCTTTGGCAACAGCAAAGAAGTTATTCGCAGAAGATCCGCGTGGTTTTAAAGTCAATACATGGCTAGCGACTACCGCGATGAAGTTAAACCAAAAAAATACACAGCATATTAGTAAAGCGCCCGCTCCAGACGAGGCATTGACAGGTAACGGTTCTAGTGGTGCCAGCTCTGCAAAATTGCAGTCTATGTACGACAAAGAAACCGACGTGTCAAAGCTAGTCAAGCTTAAACAACAAGCGCGCGGACTGGGCATTACATTAAAGTAATGAGGAATTAAAAATGGCTAACGAAACACTAAAAACGCTTATTAGTTTGTACGACAAAACAGTAGAGCAGATGGAAAATAACTTTTCATATGCTGCCGCTGTGGAAGTTGATACGCACCCCGGCGCACAGTTACAGAACTCAAATAACGTCTACTGGCGTAATGTTGAGCAACAGCGCCCCGGCTTTCAGGGTTGGGATGCTACTGGCCTAGAAGCTCCAATCATCGAGCAGGGTTATCCGCTCGCTCTTAGCGACCCGTGGAATGATTTTATCCCTGTTCGCGTTGATGATTTACGTGATAAGGGCTTCTTAGAGCGTGCGTCTCGCGCATCTGCGGACAAGCAAAACTCTATTCTAAACAAAGGTGTATCTAACCTTGTTACGAATACAGGCTCATTGTATTACGAGTCAAGCTCTGCTGATTTCGACTTTGTTGCAGAAGCTGACACGATACTTACTGAGCGACAAGCATACCGGGGAATGGGTAGTTCATTCTTCTTAACCCCGCGCAACAATCAGTTAATGGCGGGGAATCTAGCGTCACGAACTTTGTACCCTGACAACCGATCAGAGAAAGCTTACGGCTCTGCATTAATCGGCGAAAATGTTGCTGGCTTTGATCTGTTGCGTGCTCCGACGTATGGAACTGTAGACGCCTCGGCGTACTCTAGTACGGTTGCGGCTGATGTACTTAATGTCCCAGAGGGTTCGGATACAACTGGCGCTTCTCCCGTCAACGTCGATTACCGAGTCGGTACTGTGACAGTAACCTCAGCGGCTGGTTTGTCAGTTGGTGACGTAGTAACTATGGGTGTTAACTCAATAGGATTGAGTGATAAAACACTAACTGGTCAGCTAATGACGTTTAAGGTTACGGCAATCAACGGCACGACTGTTAGCGTATTCCCTAAGCCGATTGCAGCAGATCAAGCCGGTATTACCCCTGAGCAAGCGGCCTACGCTAACATCGAAACGGCGATTATGTCTACCGCTCCAATCGTTGCGGTCAACACTACGGGCGGTCAGGCTAACGCCTTCTGGTCTAACGACTCGATTTGTGTTGTCAACGGTGACGCTCCATTAGAGCTATTGAACGAGTTTGATGGAATGAAGGTTGTATCTTCTACCCTGAAAAACGGCGTCAAGTTGTACATGGCATATGATGCTAACTTAAATACACTCAACTGCCGCGTGAGAATGTTCACATGGTATGGGCTAGTCAATAAAGACCCAAGCCGAAACGGTGTAGCAGTTAAAATCTAAATCACAGGGGGTTAATAGCCCCCTTTTTCTGAGGTTAAGATGCAATATTTATACACCAATAATCCAGACAAGTTATGCCATAAGCACAAAGGGGCATGGGGCCGTCCTGTAAATACGTGCGACATAGACGATTTGCTAGCAAAAGGATGGGTACGAAATGCCGACAAACTCCCCAAAGAAAGTAACAGTGAAGAAGAAGCCAAAGAAGCCACGCAAGAAGAAAGCGTATTAAGTCGCGACGAATTAGCGGTCTCGCTGGGTATTAATCTACTCGATGCAGACGGCAAGAAATTACATTACAAATTGATCGACTCTGCAATCAAAGAGGCGCAAGCCAATGAGCATCACGAAAGCTGATTTAGCAAGCAGGATTCATAAGGCGCTAGGGGTGAATACTCGCTTTACTGAGGCAACCCCAGAGCAGGTTAGCGACACGCTGGATACTGTTAATGACTGGATGCTGTCACAGAATGGTCTAGGCGTAAGACTGGGCTGGATCGAAGTGACTGGAGGCGCGCCAGATCCGAATGAAGATACCGGGATTCCGTCATGGGCCAACCAAGGTGTTGTTTATTCATGCGCGCAATTAGTAGCGGCATATTTTGATAAGCAAATAACGCAAATTATATTATCTGCTGCAACTCAGGGTATGCAAACCATACTATCAAGAACCGTGGAGTACCAAGAGGTGTACCGACCTGATCGTGCGCCACGAGGCACGGGCAATAGAACCACTTACAGCAATAAGTATTACCGTCACTGCGACCGCATACAGACCTCAAACGATTTCTTAACCGATGAGGGCGATGACCCAATAACTAGTTGTGGAGTTGAATAATGCGTTTACCGCTAGTTAAGGGCGTTAAAATAGATGGTCAATCAGAATGGCGTGACTCTCTGCCTATTAATTTAGTTGGATTTACACAGCAGGTTGACGGCGATCCATATTATATGCGCACACTGGATGGGTTGAGTTCTTTTGGAACTGCCGAGGGTGAGGATAGAGGCGGTATTTGGTCAGACCGATTTAAAATACACGTTAGATTATCCGGCAATAAGCTGATTTCAGTAGATCAATTCGGGGGCGTTACCGACATTGGGTTTCCCGCTGTTGTCGCTGGGTCGGGTCAAGCTCAGTTTGATAACTCTTTTAATTCAATAGCATTTGTTGCAAATGGGGATTATTACCGATATGACCCTGCCGCAGGAACATTATCTGTCATAGCGAAGCCGGTCGGCGCTGGGTTATACACCGACATTTCATTCATCGACGGCTATTACATGCTGACTGATGCTGAAAATGTATGGTCAACAGACATAGCTGACGAAACGATTGTTAGCCCAATAGCTTATGCGGGTTCTGATTTTGCACCCGATAACATTATTGGTTGCGAGAAATCTACAGACGATAAACTTTTAGTGTTTAACCGGTACACGACAGATCGATTCTATAATAATGCCGGGCCTGCGTTCCCGTTTGCTCGCATACCGAGCGCTGCCATACCTATCGGAATAGTTGGCCCTAAGGCTAAGGTTAACGTAGGGGATGGCGCGTGGGTCGTGTTTGGTGGCTCTAAAGAGTATTCACCGACGTTCTACGTTCTAACTAACACGTACAATAAAATAAGCACAGGTGAGATTGATAGCATACTAGACACCTATGCTGACTATGAACTTGCTAATATCCAAATGGAATTTAGAGACGTAAGAGACCAGCGTTTAGTTATATGCCATTTACCAAGAGACGTGATTGTTTATGACTCAACTCTAAGTGCAGCGCTTGGGACTCCGATCTGGTATATCTGGGAAAGTGCTGGTGGCCCGTGGCGGGGCGTTAACGGAGTGTATGACCCTCGTAGCATTAATGACTCAGCCAGCGGTTGGATTTATGGTGATAAAGATGACGCAAGGCTTGGGCGCTTAGATACAACTATTTGCACGCAATATGATGAAGCTATCGAATGGAAGGCGTTCACGCCGCTTATTGTTGTCGGGGGTACGGTTGCATACGCGGAGATATTGACAGCTCCGGGGCATAACGTTATTGAAGATCCTAATCGAATTGGAATAAGTACAACTAAAGATGGCGTGTTGTATGGGCCAGAAGTTTTAATTAATGCTGGCCAGACCGGCGAATATCAGAAGCGATTGATTGCCCTTCGGCTCGGTGACTATCCCCTTTGGTTCGGCGCGGTGATTCGCGGCTATTCAAAAACAGTTACGACTTTAGCGGCAATGAATATTGAGGCGACAATGCCATGAGTAACGCAACAGACAACTATGACATTAGCTATTCAGATTTAGAGCGGGCGGGGCTGCCGGCTTCATTCATTG